AACCGTTGGCGTGCTCTGCCGCACCCTTCGTGTTCCCTACCGCTTCCTGTCACTATGGTCTAGTTCGTTTGTTCGTCTCGGATACCCGATCAGAACACGCCCACGCTAAACCACTAGCAGCGACACTCCACTTGTTTATAACCGTCCTAGGTAGACGTCGGTCTAACACCATGTTGGTCCGTTGTAGCGGGTATCCACTACGCTGGCATGGTAGCCACTTCATGGGCGGAGCGCTTGATCCCGAAGGCATCATTGGCGCGTGCTCACCGTCCATGTGAGTCACAATACCAGATTGAGCGGGCAGCGCAATAACTTTCGAACGTGAATATTACCATTATGGATCAAGGTGGGTTGGCATGGTGCTTGCTACTCCGCCCAGCGTGCATAGCGGGAGCATAGCGGGAGCATAGCGGGAGCATGGCGGGAGCATGGCATAGCGGGTGCATAGTGCTGGCATAGCGGGTGCATGGTGGGTGCATGATGCTGGCATAGCGGGTGCATGGTGGGTGCATGATGCTGGCATAGCGGGTGCCACCCTGCACTCTCTCTCGCACCCTTATAAGCCAGCGCCCAGCCCGAAGACCGTCAAAGTTTTGACACTGTATATCCATACATGTAGCCTTAGTGTACACGTCACCCACTATTCAGCGCATGAATGTAAATCGCGTTCACATTGACGGCATGAATGACCCCCCGAGGGGCCTGTCATGGGGCGGCCCAAGGGCCTTTGCCGCTCTGACTTGCAAAAAGTAACTTTTGAGTTGCAAAATGGGAACTTATTGTACACCTATAGGGGTGTAGTGATGGGGCTGAAGGGCGCATAAACACTAGGGGTTAGTAGAAGTTGCGTTATGCGCTGTATTGGAGGCGTTATGAACTGTATTGTAGCCATAATGTACCGTACTATAGGCGCAATGAACCGGAACGTAGGCACAACAAACCACAAATATACACAACATCCCTCATAGCTATTGACTTTTACTGAGATTTATGCTAAAATAAAGGTATACTATAGAGTTTTACACATAACGCAAGCGCCGGAGAGCTACTACAGCTTTCAACTACAACTTTCTACAACCTTACGACTAAAGAAGTAGTAGATGGGCTGAAGGTGAGGCGTTATGTATACATAATGTAGCCCAAATGCGAGGACAACTACAGATGATTGAAGGAGAAGAGGGCTCTAAAGAGCACAATGAAGCGTTAACTACAGATGATTGTGTTAAGCCGAAGGCGCCAGCGAAGCGTAAGGCGGGGCGTCCACGTAAAGCAGAGTTAGAGTCAACCAAATCGCTAAGCAAGAGAGAGCAAAGCGCAGCACTACGTGACTTCAGAGCAAGACTACTACTGAATCCAAAGTCACCAAAGCTGATTGAGAAGTTATTTGAGACAGCGTTTGACGATGAGCACAAGAACCAGAGTGTAGCCATGAAGATCTTGTCTGATCGTCTAATGCCTGTAGCGGGGTTCACAGCAGATGGGAAACAACAAGCCGCTGTGTCCATTAACATTAGCGGCATTGGCATTAACGACAACACTGGCGTCACAATCAGCGGATCAGACGGATCTATTGAGGACGCAGATTGGGAGAGCGAAGAGGATTAGTGAGTTAGTGTACAAAGCTAAGCACAACGGAGCTACATTCGAAGAAGTGATTTCTATATGTAAGTTTAACTATGTGTGTGTAGAAGTCGCTAAAGACGCCTACCAAAGAACTGGATCTGATTATGGCAAACCTCAACCTTAGCCTGACGCCATGGCAGCAAGAAGTCTTCAAAGACGAGTCACGCTTTAAAGTGGTGGCTGCTGGGCGTCGTACGGGTAAGAGTCACTTAGCTGCTGTGGCGCTAATCGTCAACGCACTGAACGGCAAAGAAGGTAAGGTGTTCTACGTAGCGCCCACGCAGGGCATGGCACGGGACATCTTATGGGAGAAGTTGTTTGAGTTGTGCGGTGAGATCATCGTCAACAGCAACATCAACAACCTGACCATCGAACTCGCTGGCGGGAACACAATACACCTGAAGGGTGCTGACAGACCCGACACGCTGCGTGGTGTGTCGCTGAAGTACCTAGTGATGGATGAGTATGCCTTCATGAAGAAGGATGTGTGGGAGGCTATCCTACGCCCCGCACTGTCGGACAAGAAAGGTCATGCCCTGTTCATTGGAACACCGGAAGGGCGTAACCACTTCTATGACATGTACGTAGGTTCACGTGGGTGGAACGACTGGAACGGCTGGACGTTTAGTTCATACGACAACCCGTTCGTTGACCCAGAAGAGATTAACCACGCCAAGTCTACTCTTCCCCGCTGGGCTTTCCAGCAGGAGTACATGGCTAGCTTTGACGCTCAAGGATCTGAGTTCTTTGACGTTGAGGAGTTTGACTACTATGAAGAAAGACCGAAGGGGATTATGGGTGATGTGTACATCGCCTGTGACTTGGCAGGCTTCGAGAGTGACAGAGGCAATAAGACGAAGCGCAGGGATAACTCTGCTATTGCTATTGTGTTTGTTGACCCTGACGGGGTGTGGTGGGTTGAGGACGTGCAGTACGGGCGCTGGACCCTTGACGAGACAGCCGAACGGATCTTTCGCGCTGTGGCGGAATACAGAGCTATCAAAGTCGGCATTGAAAAAGGTATCGCCCAACAAGCGGTTATGGGTCCACTGTCCGATATAATGCGCCGTACTCACCGTCTGTTCCATATTGAGATGCTGAGCCACGGCAACCAGAAGAAGCAGGACCGTATCCTGTGGGCACTCCAGGGCCGCTTTGAGCACAACAAGATCAAGCTCAAGCGTAGCCTTGACTGGAACGCTACGTTCGCTGACGAGGCTGCTGCGTTCCCCTCACAGCTAGTTCACGACGACTTGCTAGATGCCTTGTCCTATATAGACCAGATGGCAATAGTACCCTACGCTGCTGACTTTGAAGTAGACGATTGGGAACCCTTTGATGTTATTGCAGCGTACTAAGCGGAGAGAATAATGGAAGACATCTTCAAAGATATGGAAGAATATGGCTACGACGGAGAGCTAGCTAACTGGGTAATGGACAAGGTTACTTCGTATCGTGAGCACTACGACTCTAACTACTCCGAGCAGCACGATGAGTATATGCGCCTGTTCCGCAGCCAGTGGTCTACTGAAGACCGCTCACGTATGTCAGAGAAGTCTAAGCTCATTGCCCCTGCACTATCGCAGGCGGTGGAGTCTAACGTGGCAGAGGTAGAAGAAGCTACCTTTGGACGTGGTAAGATCTTTGACATCAAGGATGACCACCAAGACCAAGAGCGTCAGGACATTGAGTTCCTGCGTAAGAACCTACATGAAGACTTTGCCGTGGCGCGTATCCGTTCTTCTGTAGCTGAAGTATTGATCAATGCTGCTGTGTTCGGCACAGGCATGGCTGAGATTACAGTGGAAGAGGCAAAGACATACAAGCCATCCTCACGCCCCACCATGGATGGAGCTATGCAGGAGTATGGCGTAGAGACTGCCACACGTCCGCTGGTACGCCTCAACCCCGTCATGCCCAAGAACTTCTTGATTGACCCTGTAGCCACTTGTGTGGATGACGCGCTGGGTGTGGCTATTGATGAGTTTGTGTCCCGCCACATCGTGGAGGAGCTGCAGGAAAGCGGAGTGTACCGCAATGACGTGTACGTCGGAGACGCTGCTGCTGACTCAGAGATCGAACCAGACCCCGAGTTAAACAACCTTGCCAGCGATAAGGTACGCCTGACCAAGTGGTACGGCAAAGTGCCGCGTGACTTACTGCTGTCTGAAGGAATCTCCGAGGATGAGATCGAAGAGGGTGGGCATTACGTAGAGGCTGTGGTTGTGTTAGCCAATGAAGGTGTGGTGCTGAAGGCTATCCCCAGCCCGTACATGTGTCAAGACCGCCCAGTGGTAGCGTTCCAGTGGGACATCGTGCCCTCGCGCTTCTGGGGGCGTGGTGTGTGTGAGAAGGGCTACATGTCGCAGAAGGCGCTAGACGCAGAGCTACGCGCACGTATCGACGCACTAGCACTGACGACACACCCAATGATTGCCGCAGATGCTACACGTCTGCCCAGAGACCGTAAGCTAGAGATCAGGCCCGGACGCACCATCCTGACCAACGGACCGCCGGGAGAGAGCATCGTGCCGTTCAAGTTCGGCGCACTGGACCAAATAACGTTTGCCCAAGGCGCACAGCTACAGCAGATGGTTAGCCAAGCGACAGGCGCATCTGACGGCTCACAGCCTACGGTTCAGAACGATGTCACTGCTGCTGGCATGTCTATGTCGCAGGGCGCATTGGTCAAGAGACAGAAGCGTACGCTGCTCAACTTCCAAGAGAACTTCCTCATCCCGTTCGTGAAGAAGGCAGCATGGCGCTACATGCAGTTTGACCCCGAGCGTTATCCGATCAACGACTACCAGTTCATTCCGTTCAGCAGCTTGGGCGCTATGGCTCGCGAGTATGAGGTGGCACAGCTGTCTCAGATCCTGCAAGTTGTTCCGCCAGACAGCCCAGCACATGGCGCTATCGTCAAGGGCATCATCGACCACCTGAACGTAACGAACCGCGACGAGCTTATTGCAGCTATTGATGCAGGCAACCAGCCAAACCCACAGGCTGAGCAAGCACAACAGCAGCAGCAGCAAATGCAGATGGCTGTCATGCAAGGCCAGATCCAGCTACTGCAGGCACAGGCCGCTGAGTCGCAGTCACGCGCTACCAAGTACAACACCGAGTCTCAGCTGTACCCACAAGAGTTGACGTTGAAGTACGCAGACACCAACAACGACGGCCAGATGGATGCAGACTTTGAGAAGCGCATACGGGTAGCTGAGTTGTTGTTGAAGGAGCAGCAGGTGGAGATGCAGAGGGCTGGAGCCACTGAGAGTTCTAAGGCCAAAGCAGAGGCTGAGCTGA